CCCGGGGGCTAACGTACCTTCTACAAAGGGATTGACCCCTCCAACACCCCTAAATGCTGATTTATGGAAAGATGCTGGTGGGCGAGTATTAACCACTCCTTCATCATTTTCCAAAGAATTTGATGCTGCGATGGAGCGAGCTAATAGGCGTCAGATATCTCCAATGGCAGATTCTCAAATAATAAGTAGCCATAGAAACCCAGACGGGAGCTCCGTAGTAGCTTACGTTAGCGGGGATATTATTACTTATGATGCTAATGGTAACTACACAGGCAGGACTAACCCCACGCTGACAGAAGGGCTTGGTAGTATATCCAAACAAAACACAACGACAGGGAGCTCGTCTGATAATTCTGGTGGTGGAATAATGGATGGTTTAGTAAACAGTTTCAAAGGCGACCAGAGTAGAGCAGGAAGTGCTGTTGACGCTATGCTACAGTTTGGTTTCCCTCCGTTTATGATTATGCGTAACCTTCAGGCTCTTTTTGAACCTGAGAAGTACGGAAAAGGAACTGCTGTAGGACACCTCCAGGGTAAGGGAGGTATTTTAAGCAGTCTTGGTCTAGGGGGCAGTAAAAACGATACAGAGGAGTCAGGGAAAAAAGCTCAAGCAAAGGGTACTACATATGTTGATGCCAAAGGAGTACTACACACCACACGTCCAGGGGAGAATATACCAGGTATCTCACCAGCAGATAGAGGTAGAGGGTTCGTTTCAACTGAAGACATGATGGGAAATTATCCAGCAGGGGTAACTGACGTAACTGACGTACCTGGCAATGTACCTGGAGCTGGGTATAGTTGGGGCTATCTGGATGGTGTAGGAGAGGAAATCCCTACACCTTCAGCAATGGATACCTTCAACCCAGGAAATAACTTCGGGTACACAGGCCCTGCTCCTGTTTCAGAAGGTGGGAACAGCCAGAACTATAATACAGGAGGCGGTGATAACTATGGCATGACCGGCGAAGCAGGCTCTGGATTTGGAGGGTTTGCAGAAGGAACTGACGCAGAAGATGCAGCGTCTGCAGACGCAGGTTACTGGTAGATTTAAAGGAGCTTTAAATGGCATTACAACCGATTAATTTTCCACCGGGAATACAGAAAGAGAATACTAACTACTCTTCTGAAGGTTCCTGGTTTGATGGAGACAAAGTACGCTTTAAATCAGGTAAGCCTGAGCGTATAGGTGGCTGGAAGAAACATATCGCTACTACCCTAGAAGGGGTTGGTCGCTCTGTTATTGTATGGCGTGCTAATAACGGTATCATTAATACAGCGTACGGAACACACAAGAAATTATATATAGAACAGGGTGGTACTCTACACGACATCACCCCACTACGAAAGACAGTAGCAACAGCAGCAAGTAATACACTGAGCGCTACATCGGCCTCTAAAGTAGTAACAGTAACAGACATAGCGCACAGTTGTAATTCAGGTGACTATGTAACTCTGTCAGGTTTTACAATGGGGTCATCTGGTTTAGCTACTGCTGAAGTTAATGCTAACCACTCCGTAACAGTATTGACCGTAAATACATACACAATTACAGTAACAACAGCAGCGTCTGCTACAGGTGCTTTTGGCGGCACCGTAGGTAAATTTGAATACGAAGTGGCTATTGGTAATGTAGATGAGGAGTTTGAGTATGGTTGGGGAACTAGTACTTGGGGAGCAGGCACTTGGGGAACACCTCGTTCTACCTCTTCTGTAATCCTAGCTCCTAGAGTATGGTCACTAGATACATTTGGTGAGGACTTAGTAGCAACTTATGAGGAATCTAAAATATACACCTGGGATTTTTCAGGAGGTACTACTACCAGAGCAACAGCGATTACCAACGCCCCTATCCAGAATACGTTAGTACTGGTATCTAACCCAGACAGGCACTTAGTTGCATTCGGAACACATGATGGTACTTCAAGCGATGCTTTACTCGTTAGATGGTCGTCACAAGAGAATAAAACAGACTGGACAGCAACCTCTACCAACACCGCAGGTAGTCAGAGATTATCAGGCGGTTCTAAAATCGTAGGCGCTAAAAGAGCACAAGGACAGGTATTAGTGTGGACAGATACAGACTTACACTCTATGCAGTTCACGGGACCTCCTTTTACATTCGGGTTTCAACAGATTGCATCACAATGTGGCGCGGCAGGCCCCAACTCAATGGTAGTATCAAACTCAGTAGCATACTGGATTGGACAGCATAACTTCTATATGTATGATGGTTCTGTTAAACCGATAGAAAGCCCTGTACGTAGGTTTGTACTAGATGACTTAAACCTTAACCAACGTAGTAAAATTACAGCGGGACTAAACCAAGAGTTTCACGAGGTGTGGTGGTTCTACCCGTCTGCATCTAGTTCAGAGAACGATAAGTATGTAACTTATAACTATGCAGAAGGTTCGTGGGCCATCGGTACTTTAAATCGTACAGCCTGGATTGACAGAGAGGTATACAACTTACCTATTGGTATTAAATCTACAGGACAAGTATACGACCACGAGACTGGTGACAGTGATGACGGTGCTGCTATTGCTGCACATATTCAATCCGCAGACTTTGATTTAGCGGAAGGTGATGAGTTATTCTTACTAACTGAGTTTATCCCAGATATAACACAAGGTGGTGGCACAGTAGATTTGAAAATTGAAGGTAGACTCTACCCTAACGACACCGCTACTGCATTTGGCCCTTATACAATAACAGCCACAACAGAAAAACTAGACCTTAGAATCAGAGCAAGACAGATGAATATTAGGATAGAAAGTGATACAGCTACAGGAGACAGATGGCGTATCGGCTTACCTCGTATTAATATACAACCGGACGGTAGGAGATAACATGGCTGTTTTGCTAAAAGAAAGATTCCCTATTCCAAGGGATAGTTACGAAAAAGAGCAGTTAAATCAACTGGTTAGAGTACTAGAACTGGCATTCCGTAAGGTAGATTTTGAGCTAGCGGATGACGCTGACCAACGTGAAGCTGAAGGGTGGTTACTTAAATGAGTAACTTCTTTAAATCGACAGGTACGTCTTTATCTACCACAGCACAGACAACTCTATTAACTGCACCTGCCCAGTCGTCTTTTATATTAAGTAGTGTTATAATATCAAACACCACTACTGGGGCTCAGACAGTAACAATTGATTTCACTGACAGTAGTGCAGGGTCTACCTTTAATATCGCCACAGACCTTAGCGTCGGCGCAAAAACAAGCATTGAGTTTTTAGAGCATTCCTTCGTATTAGAAGAGGGGGACTCAATCAAAGCAACAGCTTCCGCAGGGGGCTGTTTAGACATTGTAATATCATATTTAGATAGGTACAGAGGCGGGTAGATGGCAGGTATACAAGACTTAGCACAATACGGAAGGGGCAACGACAGTATGATGGCCCACGTAACTCCAGGTGAAATGATGGTTCCACCTGAGATGATGGCGCGCCACCCTGACCTACAGAAAAAGTTATACCAAGCGTACATTGAGGAAGGGTTCGACCCGCGTCAATTTAAAGTAGGCTCTGGAATCACATCTTTAAACCCAGTAACAGGTAAACCAGAATACGGGTTCTTTAAGAAACTATTTAAACTAGCCGCTCCTGTAATAGGCTACGCCATAGCTGGACCTATGGGTGCTGCAATTGGAGGTGGTCTAGCTGGCGCTACAGGCGGTGGCGGTGTAAAAGGCGCATTAAAAGGTGCGGCTCTTGGTTATATAGGTGGCTCTCTTGCTGCTGGTGGAGCCTTCGGTGAGACAGTCTCAGGATGGTCTGGTGGTGGTCTAGGTGGTCTAGGTGGTTCTAAAACATTTGGCGGCTCTGCAGGTAGTTGGGGAAGTGACGCAGTTAGGCGCGTAGTAGGCGGTAAGGGCATACCAGGAAGTCTGGAAAAGGGAGTAGGCGGAGCTTGGAAGCACCTAGCTAAGAAAGTAGCGAATAGCCCGATGGCTATGGCGGCCCTGCTTAGCTCAGTAGCAACAGAACCAGACGCGGTAGGAAGTGCCTACGTACCAAACACCGATAAAGGCGAAGGGTTTAAACTAGATATAACAGGTGGAGACTCTACGACAGACGCAGGTTCTGAAAAGAATAAGATTACAACAGACACACCGGGGTATCCATCTTCTTTCCCATCTTTTAGCGCACCTAACCTACCAGTGAATGTTGCTAATTATGTGGACACCCCAGCTATTTACCCAGTTGCCCCTACTTTCTTAGACCCTAATATAGACGCGGATAAGATTATGGACTACTACAAGCCAGTTGCATACGCAAGTCACGGCGGTATGATTAAGCACGGAACAACAGGAACAGCAGACGATGTACCTATTATGGCATCAAAAGGTGAATTTGTAATGACAGCAGATGCTGTTAGAAACGCAGGAAACGGCGACCCTAGACTGGGCGCTAAGAAACTATACAATTTAATGTACAATCTAGAGGGAGCAAGATAAATGGCAACAACTACAGCAACAACACTAGGAGGAATGCCAGAATGGATGGAGGATTACGCTAAAAAGACCCTCGCCTCTGGACAAACACTAACTGAAACACCCTATAACGCCTATGCTGGTTCCCAGCTAGCAGGTTTTACAGCCCCTCAGACACAGGCGGCTGGTTTAGTATCATCTAATGTAGGTTCAGGACAACCTGCTCTTACAGCCTCTACTGGACTGATGGGAGAGCAAGCTAAACATGCTAGAGCAGGTATCACCCAAGCAGGAGCAGGAACCCCTTTATTTGGACAGGGTGTTACTTTAACTGGTACAGGTGCAGGCTTAACTAACGAAGCAGCAGCGGCTGCGCGAGGCGCGCCAGGTACATTTAATGCAATGTTGCCAGGTCTTGCTTCTAGATACGACACATCATCTCAAGCATACGACCCTAAGGCGGTATCTGGGTTTATGAACCCGTACACAGACGCTGTAACTAAGCAGGGTCTTGACGAGATGCGCCGACAAGGCACGATTGGGCTTAACCAGATTAACGCAAATGCTGTTGCAGGCGGAGCATTCGGAGGTGCGCGCCACGGTATCACCGAAGCAGAGCATCGTAGGAATATGATTGATAAACAATCTCAGTTCATCAATCAGTCTAATGCTCAGAACTACGGTCAAGCACAGAACGCTGCTATGCAGAATTTCCAGAACCAGATGGCTAGACAAGCAGGTGCCGCACAGGGTATTGGTGGATTAGGTCAGGTTAGTTCAGGAATGCAACAAAATGTAGCAACTCAGTTAGGTCAACTAGGTGGTCAGTACGGTACATTTGGACAGCAATTAGGCGCTCTAGGTGGTAGATATGGTCAGATGGGGCAAACTCAAGCAGGCATCGGACAGCAATTAGGTCAGGTAGGCTTAAATCAGGCTAACATCGCTAGAATGTCACGAGGCTTCACTGGTGATGATATCTCAGCACTACAGAACATAGGTAACTTACAACAGGTACAAGCTCAGCGTGGTCTTGATATTGACAGAGATATGTTTATGAAAAAGCAGAAGTATCCTTATGAGCAACTTAACTTTATGAGCGGTCTAATTCAAGGAACTCCGTATAGAAAACAATCTATGACAACAACAGAAACAGAAGACCCTTCTAGAGCTAGTCAGTTAGTAGGTGGATTAGCCACTCTAGCAGGGGCAGGTAAAGAATTTGGATGGTGGGGTAAAAGCTAATGAGTATTTCAGAAAAGTTACTAGAGTTCACTAAATCGTTGCAAGATAGTGATAGAGAGGGGCCGTACAACCAGCGAAAACTAGATGATATGTCTCAGGCTGATAGAATGGCTAGGGCTTATGGGGGTATGGGTACTTTATATGGCGCTGCAGCAGAACAGGCTAATATGCCAGTGCAGGACTGGACTCGCGCCAATCTAGACCCAGATTCTATGTACGAAGCGGGAATGGGATTAAGTGGTGCAGCTAACCAGTGGACACCGGAGCAGGCGAATGTATTTGAGGGCATACGAAATGCTGGGGTAGAAGGTTCGGTAGCAACACCGCCTATAACTCCCTTAAACACCCCCGGTATCCCGTCGATTTCAAGTGATGCTTTAAATAATGCACAACAACAAACTGGAGACCTACTACAACAAGCTGTAGTAGACCAGACAGACGATATTGATGATACAGCTCAGGCTGCAAAAGAGACACAAGGCTGGGAGGAGAAGCATTTTAAAGGCGCTATTGAAGTAATTGATAAACTACTAGCACAGACTGACCCTAAATCAGCAGAGCATATGTCTCTGCTGAATCGTAGGGCAGACCTAATTAAAGTATACGAGTCTCAGATAACTCCAGCGCAAACGGCTTCAGCACAGCAGAGCGTAGTAGCGGGTGAAAACTCAATGAACCGTATGCAACGAGAAGTTGATTTTGCTAAGGCACAACAGGCGCAACAGCAACAGTTGTCTAACTTTGGCGCGCAAATGGAGGACTCTAAATCGACAGCTGGTGAAGCAGAGGCCCAACAAGCGTTCAGTAAGGCTATTGGTGCTGATGAGCAGGCAACTTATTTAGAAGATATGACAGGAACTGGTAGCGCTACACAGGGCGGACCATATGACCAAATAACACAGGGTATTACAGACGAGCAGAAAGCAATGGTGCAAAACCTTAGCGACGAGCAAGGTGGCGATGAAGCCCTAGTAGATATTATGAACAGGGAGCAAGCAGCAGCAGACGACG